ACCCCTAATAAAAGCGTCACGATTAGTGGCATGACGAGAGCGCTGGATACCGGCACGGTACTAGCACCCGCACTGGCCTTTGCTTCTGATAAGAATACCGGCATCTACAGCCCTGGCGCAGACACGCTGGCCTTTGTTGAAGGCGGCACCGAGGCCATGCGCATCGACAGCTCCGGTCAACTCATAGTAGCCGCAAAAGCAAACGGCACGACCAATGGCATCATTTACAACGTACCTTATACCGGCGGGCAAGCCAACGGAGTATCGCAAGTCTTACAAGCTGCCACGGGAGGAGCCGCTAACGCTTTGGCGCGGATCAACATGTCAACTGTTGATCTTACTCTTAACAACAGTAGTTTTATTTCTTTTGCCACTTCCCCTGGTGGAAGCGGTGCTCCCTCGGGAGATTTAACAACGGAAAGAATGCGTATAAGCCCAGCCGGTAACGTGGGGATTGGTACGAGTAGCCCTACGGAACTTCTTGAAATTTCGGCAACGACTGATCCAAAAATTCATTTTATTGATGTTGGAAATACCACTGCAAAAATCGGAATTGTAGGAAGTACGGCGCTTGGCTTTGAAATGGCCGGCACCGAACGCCTCCGCATCGACAGCTCCGGCCGGCTTTTAATTGGTACGTCTAGTGCGCGTAGCAGTGGTACTCAAACGTGGTTGTCACAAATAGAAGCAGTTTCTACTGTAAACGCTCCTAGCGTAGGACTTGGCATCGTAAGAAATCAGGCAGATATATACGGCGGCTATCTTTCCTTCGCAAAAACGCGAGGCACAAGCAATGGTGCAACAACCATTGTCACCAGTGGTGATGAACTAGGCGGAATACTGTTCAGTGGAGCTGATGGAAGCGACTTAAACTCTATCGGAGCTTCAATCGTTGCAGTCGTAGACGGCACCCCCGGCGCTAACGATATGCCAGGCCGCCTAGTGTTTTCCACTACTGCCGATGGAGCGAGCAGCCCGACAGAGAGGCTACGCATCGACAGTTCCGGCCGCGTGGGGATTGGGACTAGCTCGCCTGCAAGTCTGTTCCATTTGAATGCTTCTGCTTCTGGTGGTGGAGCAATCTTTTCAAACCAAGGATATAACTACGCTACCGTCTCTCAGGTAATTTCAAGCGCAGATGCCATATTTGGGGGTGGCGTTATTGCTAGTGATGTTGGCCAAGAAGTTAAAAAGAACAATGCTGATGCGGCGCATTACATAAAAATCCAAACTGGCGAAGGTATCTCCTTCCACACCAACATTACAGGTGCGTCAGGTACTTCAGTGAATCGCGGGACCAACGAACGCCTCCGCATCGACAGCTCCGGCAGGCTGCTGGTGGGGACGAGTACTAGCATCAACAACTTGCTAGATGCAGCAGTTCAGATTGCTGGAACGAGCACCGACTCGTATTTGTCAGTTACACGTTTTAGCTCTGTTGCAGGAGACCCTGCGGGTATTATTCTTGGAAGATCCAAGTCTTCTACTAAAGGGGTTAATACCGCTGTTAGCAATGGGGATTATTTAGGCGCTATTAGTTTTTCTGGGGCAAACGGAACTACATACACTCAAGCTGCATCTATTGGCGCAGAAGTTGACGGTGCTGTAACCGGTGGAGGTGCGGGCGACATGCCTGGCCGCCTGGTCTTCTCCACCACCGCCGATGGTGCGAGCAGCCCCACGGAGCAACTGCGTATATCTAACGGCGGCACCGTCATTTACAATCAGCCTGCACCGGCAGCCGTAGACGTTACCGCCACACTTACCGTCGCCAACCTCACCGCCAAAATCATCACTTCCTCCACTGCCGCAGCCGTCACGATGACTCTGCCCACCGGCACCCTCATGGATGGCGGCTTCAGCGGCCTCTACAACAACATGGCCTTTGAGTGGAGTGTCATCAACACAGGCGCTACAAACGCTGTCACCGTCCAAGGTGGCGCGAGCCACACCCTCGTCGGCTCCGGCACCGTCGCCGCCAACAACAGCGTACGCTTCTCCTCACGCCGCACAGGGACCACCACCTGGGTCACTTACCGCGTCGGCTGATGAATCACACCGTCATCGAACTCGGCGGCAGCAAGTTAAAACGGCAACTGCGTAGTAACATGTTAGAGACAGTAACTTTCTCATGACTACAATCAGTACCACTTTTACCTGGCGCATCGCCAACCTTGAGCGCGAGACCGCTGACGGCTGCGTCTATACCGCTCATTACACCGTGGATGCCAAAGATGGCACTTATTCAGCAGGCGCCTATGGCTCCATTGGTTTTGAACGCCCCGACCAAGAAGAGATGGTTCCCTTTTGCGAGCTTACAGAAGAAATTTGTGTGGGCTGGGTAAAGGCAAAGCTCACTGAAGAAAAAGTGGGGGAAATTGAAACCTCTCTCCAGGCTCAATTGGATGAGCAGCGCACGCCAACACGGGCTGCTGGCACTCCTTGGTCTAATTGATTCCCTCCAAGAAAGTTCGATGGAAGTCATCTTGCATCTTGGCGGGTCTCCTGCCAGAGCTATCACCGCTGCTCGGCTAGCAGCTCTTCATCCAAATAGCAAAGTCGTCGTATCGTCTGAAGGGCAAGGTTTTGCTGGCTACTATGAAGCCGCAGGCATTTCCCAAGACAGGATCATTATTGACGATGCGGCATGGGATACAGTGACAAACTTTACGCACACCTACAAGCTTCTCAAGAGCTTGAATTGTTCGCGCCTATTTGTTGTCACCGATCTTTTCCATTGCTACCGTTCAAGCTTGATTGCACTGGCATGCTGGGGCGGCAAGGTGCCTTTCTACATGGTGCCGCATGGCGATAGCGTGCTGGAAAGCGACGAAGCTCTTGGCTGGACGGACTTTGCTCGCACACTGTGCTGGCGACTGACAGGCGTATTGTTTTTCTGGGCGAGCCGTCACCCAGGAGACAGGCTTGGTCAGGGCCATGCAAAGCTGGAAATTGGCATCTAAGCTGAGCAGGTTCACGCTTTGCAAGAATGGCAGTCAAGACAAAAGGAGGCTCTGCAGCCCTTAAGCGCCAGCACGAGCCAGGCCCCCCTAAGACCACTTCCATTGGACAGGGCCAAAATTCACGCCCACGCAGACGCGGCAAAAAGCCCACGAGAGGGCAAGGAAAAGGCTGATTGACGGCTCACCACGAGGAGGCTACCATTCTGGGGCCTCCTTTTTCATGCCATGCCTTTCGTCAACACCATTTCCTTTGCCCATCGCTTTTCTGATGATAAGGCGATGGAAGGGTATTGTTCCTACAAAGAAGTTAATCACACCTATAGCGGGGATAGTGCTCAGGCGGTTTCACGAGCCTTCTTTCAATTTATGATGGCCTGTGGCTATCTTCCTCATAGCGTCATTGAAGCAATGCAGGATATTAGTAGCGAGTACAAAAGAACCTGCGGCTACAATAAGGAAAAGACAATGGAAGGATAATGGGGCAAGTAATTGCTGGCGGCGAACAGTTTGAAACTCACATAGAAGCTGATCATAGGGGCCGCGTGCTACAAAGCGGCCCTGACAGCGGAATGGTTGATGCCTTTGGTCGCCAGCGCGTAAGCGATCCCTATACGCTATTTGATAGCACGCTGCGCTATGACAAGCGGCCAGACCAATGGTTTGAAGTTGTTTCCGGGGGTGGCAGCTCGACATTTTTGCCAAATGAATGTAGCGTTGCACTGACAGTTGGCACGGCTTCTGGAAGCACTGTGCTTCGCCGTACTAAACAAAACTTTCCTTATCAGGCAGGCAAAAGCCTGATGATTATGCAGAGTTTCGTTGGCGCCACTCTTGCTGCTGGCGTCACTCAAGAAGTTGGTTTTTTTGATAACAATAACGGCGTTTTTGTAAGGGCTAGCGGCACCACTATTCAGTTCGTAGTAAGAAGTTTTGCTACTGGAGCGGTGGTTGAAAATGTGGTTAACCAAAGCAATTGGAACATTGATACGCTGCCATCTTTGAACTTTGCCAAGGCTCAAATCTTCACTGCTGATCTTGAATGGTTAGGAGTGGGCCGTGTGCGTTGCGGGTTTGTTGTTGATGGTGAAGTGACGTATTGCCATGAATTTCAACACGCCAATTCCATTGATTCCGTCTATATGCAGACGGCAATTTTACCATTGTCTTATCGCATTCACAACAGCATTGCACAGGCTTCTGGTCGCACTTTCAAGCAGATTTGTTGCAGCATTTTAAGTGAAGGAGGTTATGAACCAGATGGGGCAATTTATTCTATTAACCATGATTTAGCAGCAGTTCCTAACGCGACTGGGGAGCGTGTTACTGCTGGCATTCGCATGGCAAGTGGTCGTACTGGCAACGTCATTCTTCCTGTGCGGATTTCTACGACCACTGCTTCCAACGATGTGGTGCTATGGCGTTTGCGCTTAAATCCAACGGTGTCTGGTGTTACTTGGGCGCCAGCGGACAATGGAAGGGGGAACGTCGAGACTACTACCAGCGCGGCATCGGTGTCTGGTGGCACTGTGATTGACTCTGGATTTGTTTCACAGGGATCAGCAAATAACTATGCAGTGGCAGAAGCCATTCGTCTTGCTTTGGGGCAGAATGCGTCTGGCGTGAGCGACACTTTAATTTTGACAGTAGACAGCAATACTAGTGCTAAAGCCCTTGGGATGATTGGATGGGTTGAAGTGGCGTAGGATAGAACTGTAACAAGGCAATAGTTGTAGACTGTTCTAATGATGCCAGGTAAAATGTGGATCCAGCACGTTACGACATAACTATTCACCAAGGCGCCACTTTTCAAATGGCCTTGCAATACAAGGATAGTGTTGGCACGCCAGTCAACATGAATGGTTATACCTTGGAGGCTGAGTTATGGAATCGCACTGGCACTGCAAAACTTGCCAATTTTGACACTCCATGGACCGTTCAATCCAGTGGCATGTTTAATTTACGGCTTGACAGCACTGTCACGTCTGGCATTACAGAACAAGGACAATACGATTTAATGATTACGGAGCCGGGGGGTGATAAATACTACTTACTGCAAGGCACTGCTTATATTGATCTGGGGCTGACTGGGCGAGGGTTGTGATGGCTGGCAATATTACTGTCACGCAAGACAACACGCAACTTGTTATTACAGAAGAGAGCGGCAACGAAGTGGTGGTTCTTGCCGCCAGTTCTCCCTCCATCGCTCTGAGTGGAAACGGACCACAGGGCGCAATTGGCGCCACAGGCGCATCTGGCGTGATTGGTGCCACTGGCGCAACAGGCGCTGGTGTGACTGGCGCAACTGGCGTGCAGGGTGCCGCTGGCATTCAAGGAGCCACGGGCATTACTGGCGCTAGTGGTCCGGTGGGTGCCACTGGAGTGGTGGGCGTTACAGGCGCCACGGGAGCAACTGGTATTCAAGGGGCCACGGGCCCGGTGGGTATTACTGGGGCCACTGGTGCTACCGGCGTGATTGGCGTTAGTGGCGCTACCGGGCCAATTGGTGCCACGGGGGTGATTGGTCCCACTGGTGTGTCAGGCCCCACCGGAGCGACTGGCGCCCTGGGCGCCACTGGCGTTCAAGGGGTGACAGGTGCCACGGGAGTAGTGGGCGTGTCTGGTGCTACTGGCCCGGTGGGAATCACAGGAGCAACTGGCGCAATTGGTGTGTCAGGAGCGACAGGCGCCACTGGAGCGACAGGCGCCACTGGAGCGACGGGCGTTGGCATCACTGGTGCTACTGGTGCTACTGGCGTTGCTGGAGTGAGTGCTGCAGGTCGCATTTGGTATTTCCGTCAAGCCAATTCCGACATTAGCGGCTACGAATCGTTACAGCCAGACAGGCCTGATTCAGATCCACAAGATGACATGACTGCCGTGGTGGTTAACACCAGCGGTCAAGTGATCATTGAAGAATTTGCCACTGATGCTGGTGATCCAGGCATCACTGAAATTCCCTCTGGCGAGTATGAGTTTCGTTTCTGGAGTTACGTTAGCAGCGCGAGTGGGAGCACCAATCTTGTCTTCAAAGTTTACAAGCGCAACACTGGTGGCACTGAAACTCTCCTGTTTGAACTTGATAGCCCCGAGATCGACGCCACAAGTAGCAACTATTACACAGCGCTAAGGGTTCTTGTTAGTCCTCTCACCATCTCCGATACTGATCGAATTGTTGTAAAAGTTTATGCTGAAACCACTCACACTAGCAATGTCACTGCTCATTTCCTGCATTCAGGCATAACCCCTAGCAGCATTCGCACTGCCATTGCTCAAGGCTATATCGGCCCACAGGGGGCGACAGGTGCCACTGGCGTGATTGGTCCCACTGGTGCATCTGGCGTGGTTGGCGTGAGTGGTGCCACTGGCGCCATTGGCGTGAGTGGTGCTACGGGAGCTATTGGCGTAAGTGGTGCAACAGGGGCCACTGGTGTGCAGGGCGCCACTGGCGTGATTGGCGTTACAGGCGCCACTGGAGTGCAGGGTCCAACGGGTGCCACTGGTGTGGTGGGAGTTACGGGCGCTACTGGGGCTACTGGCGTTATTGGAGTGTCTGGGGCCACTGGAGTGCAAGGGGCGACTGGCGTGGTTGGCGTTACTGGGGCTACCGGTGTGACTGGTGCCACTGGTGTGACTGGCGCCACTGGAGTGCAAGGTGCCACGGGGCCAATTGGCATCACGGGCGCCACTGGAGTGGTGGGCGTATCAGGGGCAACAGGAGCTACCGGCCCTGCAAGTGCAACAAACTACGGCGCCATTCTTGCTATTCACTGCGGCGCAGCAGTGCCCTAACATTCACTTTTATCCGCCATGCCCGCTAACACTTCGCCCATTTGGACGCTAATTCCAAACGTCAGTCATGCCGACATCTTGACTACAGCCGTAAACGTGAATACCACGGCCCCTGGTACAGTAGGGACCAACTGTTTCGTAGCATTTACATCTGGCGTAAACGGCTCTTACGTACAAAAATTCCGCTTTTCATTCGTTTCAACTACAAGTGTTATTAGCTCTGTTGCCACTACACTGCAAGTATACTCATCCACTGTCAATACTGGTGCCACAACAACAGCCAACACCGACTTGCTTGCGATAGTTCAGGCTCCAGCGCAAACTGTCTCGGCAGTAACAACTGCGCCCTACCAAATCGAGATTCCGTTTAGCTTTGCAATTCCAGCTAACAGATTCCTACTCGTGGCGCAATCCGTTGCTCAAAACACCAACTCCAACTGGCAGGGATTGGCGATTGGAGGTGACTACTGATGCTTAACGTATTCAGCGTTCCAAAGCCGCAAAACGGTTTTGTCGACGTATTCCCAGGTTTTGCAAACGCCAACACACAGTGGGTTCCCTGGGAGAAACCAGCAGGTATTGCCATGATTCGCATCGTCTGCATTGGCGGCGGTGCGGGTGGTGGTAACGGCTTTCCAAGCGCAACTGTCACTGCTCGTGGTGGCGGCGGCGGCGGCGGTAGTGGTGGCATTACCACAGTAGAAATCCCGGCTTCTTTACTGCCTGACATCCTGTACGTCTCAGCAGGCATTGGTGGTAACGGGGCTGCTTCTTCAACTACTGTCGGTCTCCTTGGAACTGCTGGAGTTGCTTCCTACGTTTCAATTGCTCAATCCACAGCAGCTATTTACACCGTTTGTTTTGCCAACGCAGGTGCTGCAGGTACAACTGCGGCTTCGGCTACGGTTGTCGGTAACGCTGGTAACGCAGGTGCTGTTGCAACAGTCGCTGGTGCTCTGCTTGCCGGATTAGGTACTTTCGTTGCTTACGCTGGACAGGGCGGTGCTGCCGGTGGTGCAGTCGCTAACGGTGCAGGGGGAAGCATCACATACCCAACGACCGGACTACTTCTCTCTGGTGGTGCAGGCGGTGGAGGCGGCTCTACTGGCGCAGGGGGCAACATCACAGCGCCAGCATCTCAGACCACTGTCTTGAACCTGTTTCCAACGTTGAACGGTGGTGCGGCAGGCGCTACGGCTGGTAACGGCTCTGGAGGCCACCGTCGCCAAACTCCCCTACTTTCTACCGGTGGGTCTGGCGGTGGCTGCAACAGCGGCAACGCACTTGGCGGAAATGGAGGTGGCGGTGGCGTCGGTTCCGGTGGAGGAGGCGGTGGTGCTGGTGGTACTACAGGTGGAAGTGGCGCTGGTGGAAATGGTGGCGCAGGCTTAGTTCTAATCTATTCTTGGTAGACGGGATACAATTGATTCCTTCACCGTCATAGTGTTTATTGACAATGGCAAAACCTCGCCTGCATCTGATTGGGATATTTCACACACAGGCAACCAGTCAATACTCTCACTGTGCATTCACTGGTAAGGCTTTACGTTTTCCCAAGATGATGCAGGCATATGATTACGAGGTGATTGAATACAGCAACGAAGGAAGTGAAGCTGGTGCAGACGAGCATGTAATAATGATGAGCCTTGTTGAATTTGAAGGGCTCTTTAATCGCAATGAGACTGACTTCCATGGAAACGACGCCACCATTGGAAGCAAGGGCCATCAACTGTTTGAACAACGTTTGGTTCCAGCATTGCGTGAGCGCTTGCAGCCGCAGGATATAATTTGCCATCCTTTTGGCCATGCACACCAGCAATTAATGGCTGAATTTCCTAATCATCAGCATGTTGAAACAGGAATTGGCTACCCCACTCTGATGCCAAATAGTTTTCGTATTTTTGAAAGCTATGCCTGGATGCACTACCACCAAGGCAAGGAAGGTCGCAATGGAAAGAACTACGAATGGGTGGTGCCTAATTATTACGACTTAGATGACTGGGAGCCTAATTATGAACCTGGCCAATACCTTGCCTTCTTGGGTCGCATTACTCCCCTGAAAGGCATTGATACGATCAAGGCGATTGCCGACCACAGTCCTTGGCCAATTGTGCTCCATGGCCAAGGAGATCCGTCTCCCTGGACCCATCCAAACATTGAATATAGAGGGCCAATAGCAGGGCGCAAGCGTTCTGATTTTCTGCGCAATGCTCGCGCTTTATTGGCTCCAACAGTATTCACGGAACCGTTTTGTGGCATGGCCGTTGAAGCCATGCTATGTGGCACTCCAGTGGTGTCCGTAGATTATGGTGCCATGACCGAAACTGTCATTGCTGGAGTTAGCGGATTTCATTGTCACACTTTGCAGGATTGGGTGGATGGCATTCATGGCGTGGGGAGTTTGGACCGTCGAATGATTGCCACAATTGCTCGCGACAAATGGTCGCTAGAAGCTTGCGGAAAGCGTTATGACAAAATCTTCCAGCAACTAAACGCTTTGTACCGCAATGGTTGGTACGAACTTGGGGAGATTAGTTTCAATCAAATTGCACACGAAGAAGCTCCTTTTGCTGAGCGTTTAGCGGAATGGATTTCTACCAATATCAATCCGGCAAGTGTATTGGACGTTGGCTGCGGCCCTGGTATTTATGTGGACGCATTGAGGAGTAGGGGAATTTCCGCTATTGGCATTGATACTGATGATCGCGTGGTAGGCAAGCCTTATTTGCGTCAAGAAAGTCTATTTGAACATGAAGATACAGCCGAAGTCGTAATCTGCCTTGAAGTTGCCGAGCATATTGCAGAGGAACAAGCAGACAACGTAGCGGCTTGTGTTGCTGCCAATGTCAAGCCCGGCGGCATCTTAATTTGGAGCGCTGCACACCCCGGCCAAGGCGGCACTGGTCACATTAACTGCCAGCCAAAAGCTTACTGGGCGGAGCTATTAACTTGGCACGGCCTTGCACGCGACAAGGAACTAGAGCAACGGCTCGTGGATCATGCTAAAAATGGTTATCACATGGGCTGGTTCGTCCAGAACGCCATGGTATTCAAGCGTTAGTGCTTGATATTTTTAGGCATTGTACAATGCGGGTGATATGGATGCACGCAATGTATATACATTTTTGAAACCATTGCCAAACCCGCCGAAAACAGACACAGCCCGACAACGATTTCCATGGCCACTAAAAAGCTTGTTTTATTGTAGCTTCCAGGTGATGCGCAATTCTCCCCCCAAGGCCTTCACGTCATCGCTCGCGCTTTCTGGGGCTTCATGAACAATCATCACCGATGGCACCACTGCATTCGGCAATGGCGTGATAGTGGCTTGCGGGAATAGTTCTTGGGCCTTTTCGGCAAGCTTGTCGGCAACAATCTTTCTCTCCTCTTTCTCCCATTGCTTTACTAGCTCTTTCGCTTGCGCATCCACTTTCTTGAGCGTATTGTGCGTTTTCCATTCAGTCCAAAACGGGAAGCAATATTCAAGGAGCAAGGGAAACCATGGGAACAGGCGAACGCGAGACCATTGTTTGGCCACTTCTAGCGCCAGCTCATAACAGAGCGCAAGAAGAACCGTTTGCTTGCTCATCCTTCTTGATAAACACTGACAAAGACCTTCCCTTTCCTGTAGAGAGGAAGCACCTTGTCAATTAGATGGCGGTTATGCGTGCGAAGACAACCATGAGTGCCTACAAGGGGCTGCATGGGCGCCCAAGCGCCAGGCCATCCCAGGGCAGAGCCACCACCATGAAGGCCAATCCCAGCCCGTCCAATGCCCGTCTCTTGGTTTTCTAGGTCAATCATGTCATAGAAGGCCCAGCCATAAGCCATTAGGGTGCGGTCAAAAGCAGGATTATTTCCATTGATGGAATAATCGTTGTAGAGCTGACCAAGCCTGTAGAGGCCAGGAGGCGTATCAGACCTTTGCACTTTCCATTCGTAGTCACTGTACTGACCACGCGCAAGACACGGCACTTCCCATAGAAGCTTTCCCTCAAAAGAGAAAGCTTTCATTGTCTCCGTTTTATCGTTTACTACTAAATGAGAATCATTTGCAGTAAAGCCAAAATCTTGCGGACGCTTCTTGGGGCCAACGAGTGTCATGGTTGATGCGCTAGTTTCTGGAGCCCATTGTTTCATGAGCTTGGATAGTTTAACTGGATAGTCAGGATCAGTTGCATAGCCCTGCTCTTTCAACATGCGAGCAGCCGCGTAACGATTTGGGGCATTATTGATGCCCTTGAATTGCCCCCAGTTTTTATACCAGCGGCTAACCAAATATTCAATGCAAGCTTCAGTCGATGGGAAATCAATGAAGTCCGCTTTAATTGTCACCCACTGCCCATTGTAAAACTCTTTAGTGGGCACATTCGATCCACCCCCCTTGAGTCCCAGGTAGTTATTTTTGCCAGAAGTATGCTTGCCAAAGCCACTTTCAAGGCAGCACTGAGCAGCGACTAGGTCGGGAAACTTGGCGCCAAACTGGACGCCCAGCTTTTGGCACTGATTCCAAAAAGCACGCTGCTCGTCAACCATTAGGGCTTAGCGCGGAAAATGGTCTTCAGACCTTCCATGAGCAGTTGCAAGATGTTATTGCTTTTCCACGGCGAGTGATCAAGAATTTGATCTGCAGCAGCAACAAGAATGCCGCCAATCACAAACCACTGAATGGGTTCCATGCTTCTGAAGCGTTTTCTAAATCCTAACGCTTGATTTCCAAAGATCGCACACGCGACTCCAAGGCTCTAATATTCTCCGTCAGATCATCAAGTTTTTCAGTGATATTTTCCACTTGAGTGGTAATTTTCACTTGCTGATGACCAATGCTCATCATCATGCCACCAGTGGCAAGAAGCATGCCAGCCGTAATGCTAACAGCCAAGTTAGCAAGCTTATCCTGCCATTCTTCCATTGGTCGTTGATAGCATTTTCTCACATTCTACATCTATCACCGTTGTCTCTTTTGGTCTTGTAAGCTTAAGGCAGGTCAATTGAATATTGCCATGGGGATGAGAAATGGACCAAATGAACTCCTCCATTCGCTCACTGAATTACGCCCAGGCGACGCCAAAAGACGTTATCGAAAAAGTATCTTTGAAGACTTTCCCACGAGGGGAGCGTTAGGTCATTGCACTTGCGCTTATTGCGGCGTGTGGAATGAAAAGCTAACCATTGATCATATTGTCCCCAAAAGCAAAGGCGGTCCGCACTTTGCAAAATGGAACAACATCCCTTCATGTTTGGCGTGCAATGCAGACAAAGGAAGCCTGCCATTGTTTGAATGGTGGAGGCCCAAGCGGTTCTGGTCTCAAAAGCGAGAAGAAACACTTCTTGCCTGGATTCACGCTCATAGTTTTGTGAGCGCTCACACTGATATTGGAGATTGGGAGCAATGGATGGAAGAAACTCAACGGGTGCTGCCCATTCATGAACGTCCCAAAGAAAAAGCGGCCTTTATGTGGCCGCCTTCTTTGCAAGTGAGACTAGCTAGTTAGCTAACCGGCTGAAAGAATGGTTCCGAAGGCCCCTGTCTGGTGCCGGGCAAGGGGCAAAAGCCATCAGGGCATCCGCTGGCCATGTAATCATCAGGGTCGTATTGAACACTTGACACTGCCTCCATCGTTTCCTTCACTGCCTTGCCAAGCAGGGCCTCTTCCAGCTCGCGAAGGGCAATCAGGCGTTCCAGATACCATTTGGCTTTCTTAAGGTCTTCAGCGCCATTCTTTTTGGAATAGCGCCAAACGTATTTCTGGACATTACCTTTGAGAAAACCCTTGAATTCTTCCACACTCATGGAAGCCTCAATGGCTTCAATACATTGAATGCTTCCGAAGCTGTCTGCATAATGTGCAGGGCTATTCACTGGATCGTTCATCATCAGAATTGGTAGTTGTTTGCTTGAAAGGCTTCAAAAGCTTCAGGGGCAATGGGAGTAGCAAGCTCTAGGAGGGCTTTTGCATAAGCAACAATCTCCCCTTGAGCGCCATGGCCAATGCGCAGAGCAATGAAATGGAGCAGGGCTTGCAGAGAGCACGTCCAAGTGAAGGAGGTGTACATACAAGCGGGCAGGACACCCCTTGCCTGCTCTCTGCTAATACCCGCCATCACCATGGCTCCATAAGCCTCCTGGGCTGCCTGGATGGCCTCTGCGTAGGCATTGAAGGCAATGGCTGCTTCACGCTTTGCAGCAGGACCGTCTGAGGCTTGGCGATTATTTTCGCTTTGCTTCATAAATTCCAAAGGCACGTAAAAGTCCACGTCGTCTGCTGGGCAGTAACGAAAGCTTTTCTCATTCCAACCCAGTTGATCATCAACGTAAGTGGATGCCACTGTATGCTTCCACCATTGGCGAGCAATAAACAGTGGTGCTTTGACGTGCCACTTGAAGACCACGCCCCTAAAAGGGGAAGTGTGGTGCTCGCGAGCCAAGTAGTTGAGAAGTTTTGCATCCTTGGCGGAAAACTCCTCAGAGCGAGCTTCAAAGCTTTGGCGAGCATCATTGACAATGGAAAGACTGTTTCCCATGGAATCAACCAGCATCACCAGGCTTTTTCCATCGCTCAATGGATCCAGAGAAGGGAAAGTCATGGCTTAGAAGAGTTCGGGGCAACCAAACAGCGAATGGTGAAGGCCGTGAGCCACCATTGCCAAAAGGCTAAATGAAACGACGGGAGAAAGAACGGGGTGCAAATGCTGAGCAACCAGCCGCTGATGGCGGAAGAAATGGCGGCCGTAACGAGCAAGGTGAAAAGATCCTTGTCGCTGTCTGAGGCTTTCATGGGAGCAGAGGAAGGCGCCCGTCAATCATAGTGGTAGCAATACTTTTCGGCAAGCCGTCCTTTCTTTTTCGGGCCTCCCACCATGGATTTTTACACTTGCTTCGCTATTTGCGAATAGCCTATGGAAAGAAGGACGACAACGATGAGCTTTGTAATTCCTGTGCAGTTTGCCTACAATGGCAAAAACTACATGAGTCAGATGGGGCCTTTCAATCATTCAACTGAGCGCGAGTTTGCTCTCACCGTGAACCGTCGCGCCATTGATGATTGCACAAGCCTGGAGCAGCTCAAGCCTGTAACTAAAAATCTTCTGGAAGGCTGGTCATCTATGCAAACCGCCTTCCAAGATTTAACGATTGAAAACATCAAGCTTCGTCAAGCTCTTGACAAAAGCCGATTGGACGTTGAAGCCGCCGAGGAACTGCTGGTGCAGGCTAGTTCCGTAATTGACGATCTGACAAGAAAGAAGCAATCAGCGCGAGCCAGGCGGAATCTTTGGCCATGGTAGACGTGAGCAAAAAAATGGTCCAATTGCTCGTATAAGCGAGATTGTATTTGCGACAATCTCTTTCATAACCAGAGCCAGTGACGTGGCGGCCACGATTGTAAACGCCACCTTGGATTTCGATGCCAGTGCGAGAGATGGGATGAGCAAAATCTAAGCGGTAGCGCTTGGAACGTTTTGACTTAGCGTGGCGCTCTTGAAAATCTTTTTCCCACGCATCAATATCAGAAAATTCTCTTTCAAGAATTAACTTGGGATAGTGTGCTTGCCAGAGGCCGAGAAACTGATCTTCAAGAGCGCTCAACAGCTAGACAGCAGCTAGATGCACTGTAGCGCCTTGATTCTGGTAGTGGCCAGAATAGGCTTCTTGCACATCACTGGTAAGGCGATAGAGCATGATTTGCACAATCCCTTCATTCGCATAGATGCGAGCCGTGAAAGGCGTTGGATTGGCAATGTGCATGGTCAAATAACCAGACCAGCCAGGCTCAATGGGCGTCACATTGATAATGATGCCACAACGAGCGTAGGTGCTTTTCCCATCGCACAAGCCCATCACATTGGTGGGCATGGAAATCAGCTCAAGGCTGGTTCCAAGACCAAAAGAAAAAGGAGGAAGCTCAAAGAATGCACTTCCTTCGCGATGAACCAACCCAGATCGGTATGGAATGCTCTCATCCGCTTTCTTGGGGTCTAGCGTGAGATTGGGCCTGTAATCTCCTTCGTCTGTGAAGACGAGAAACTCTTTCGGGGAAAGGCGAATGTCATAACCTGCCTGGGAAAGGCCATACGAGATGGCCTTAGTCCCGTTGGACAGGGAGCGTCGCTTTTCCCCAACGTAAGGCGTAAAAATGTCGAGCTCAGCGAGCTCAGCAATTTCCTTATCGTTGAGGAGGCTCATGGCTCAGAACAGATCGTCGGAACTGCCGCCACGATTGTCCCAGACGCTGGCGTAGCCTTTGGGGGCTTCGCGATCAGCACCTTTCACCTTCACGCTGCCCGTATAGCCAGGCGCACGATCAGAGGTTTTCTTGGTGTTTTCCCACACTGCAAGATCAAGGGAATAGTTGCCACGCTCATTGGGGCCAGCCTGCTTCAGTGCGTTGAGCACGTCAGGGGTGAGGTCGATTGCAGCAGTGATAGGGGGCCGATTGGCCATGGTGTTTCTCCGTAGGAGGGATGGTAGCCCGTTTGGGCCTGCTCATCTTACCCCCTATCCTCTGTAAGGGCAAATGCCCTGCCGCCTGGGTAGTGCGCTTTGAAGTATCTCTTAACAGTGTCGTGCATGATGCGCTGCTGACTGATCAGCTCAAACCCATCAAGGTGAAGCAATTGCAGAGAGGGCTCCACCTCTTTGTTCTCAGGGTCGTAGCAGGCGATCACGCACCATGCTTCATCAATGGAACAAGAATAAAGTTGTTCTGCCGCCATGGCATAAGCGCCCAATTGCCGCTTGTAATCCGCCAATTGGTAATCAGGCTTTTCTTTGTAGCTGGTTTTCCAATCGACGAGCGCCACCGATCCGTCCCCCATCGCCGCCACCATATCCAGCGTGCCGCTGTAGCCAATGTGATCTTCCTCGTGCCACCATGCCACGGCGCTTTCTACAAGGATGGGCGTTTCAATGGTGGCAAGAAATGGCTCCACTGCTTCAAAATATGGCAGCCAGTCTGGAGCTTTCTCTAGGTGATGCTCAATGTCTTCTCCATTGAAATGATCCTCAATCACGCCGTGCATCCATGTGCCGCGATTAGCGGCAAGCCTAGTGCGCCTCTTGGCTTCCTCCTCCCCCACTCGTTTACGCCAGTTGATTAGCGCCATGATCTTTCCCACGGGAGCCATGGAAGAAAGCACAGTGGTGGTAGAGGGCAGGAGCATGCCCTCTGGTACGTTTGGAAAGCCCAAGCATTGGTAGTGCCTTTTGCCATTGAGACTGATGCGACGAGGCTCAAAAGGCTGTAGAGCAAGCATGGGAAGGGAGGCAAGACCCAGATCGTAACAGGCCTTTCCTATCGTGACGGCACGCAGTAGTTACCGCTGCGATAGTAGCCCAACGGGCAAGAGCCGCCGTTGTAAAGCAAGGGCTGGTTGCAGGCCATTACTGGCATTGGGCACAGAAAGAAAACAATGGAGCAAGCAAGGATTTTCATAGTTCAGAAATTAAGTAGCCGTCGCCATCAGTGACAATTTCCCCAGCAAAGGCCCGCGCTAGGCGGGCCGAAGCTAGGTCTATTGCTTTCCCTGAACGAACACTTGCACTCCTTTGATGGCCTGCTCGACAGTGCCTTCAGTGCAAATAGCTCGCAGCGCATCAATTTCCTTTGCCATTGCGGCCTTGGTAATCTTGATGCCTTTTTCCTTAGTCCATGAGGTGACCATGGTTGTGATGACATTGGCAAACATTGCACTGTCCTTCACATCGTCGCCCTTGGAAAGGCCGATGCCTTCCAAGCCTGCCTTCACGGCTTGCATGCTGTTTTTGCGCTCTCCATAGCCAAGGGGATCTGCATCCCCGAAAGCGAGAAGCGCTGCCTTGCCATCAAAATCTGCCTCATTAGAAGTGCCACCAGTAGTCTCCTGAGGCGAAGGTGCAGTCGGCTTGGCCGCAGGAGCAGGCTTTGGGGCTTCTTGCTGAAGCGGAGGCTTAGCTGCTGGCTTCTCGTCGTCTGCCTTGGGAATGTCTTCGCCGGAATAGAGCTTGAGGCCAAGGCCAGTAAAGGTGGCGATGCACTTGACACTGGCGCGTTGGATATTGTCGCTCACCTGACGAGCATCAAGCTCTTTCACTGCATTGTGTTTGTTGTCCATGATGGGAAACACCAGCGCAGGAGTGCGACGAGCCCCGTCTGTCAGATAGGGACGCAGAAGCCAGCAACCTTCTTTGCCGAACACAGGCCAGCCAATGGTGCTCTCCTCAAAAGCAACGAACAGAGCAGGGAATTGTTCTTTCAGATAGCGGAAAGCAAAAGGCCAGGAAAGATAGGACAGGCCTTTGTAGTTTTTCTCTACATGCTCACCAATGGGAAGTTCATAAGCGGTGGTAAAAGCTTCAGGGGAGATTTCAAGAGGCGTGAACATACCAAGCGAGCGTTCGGTCATCATGGTCTGAGAAACATTGTCCATGGCTTGAAAATCAGCGGGGTCGTAGGTGAAGATGGTATGAGAGGGCAGGCTAATCACGGTTCAACGGAGGAATCGAATTTGTAGCTGTTGTCATAAAAAATGACAAGCTTTTGAGGCTTTTCGCCTTCGTATGTGACAAGGCTGGAACCGGGAAGCGGCCAATCAGTGACTAGACGAATGTCACTCACTCGCTCAGTATTCTTCTCGTCATACCCTTCCTCCATTGCTCCTTGTTCAAAACAAAGAAGCACTTCAGTGTCAGGGCCAGCAACGGCTTGCGCTTTGTTAAGAAATTGAAGCAGTTCGGACAATTTCATGGTGCGTCGGAATGATTAGAAAGAACGGCATAGTCAATACAAGCTTCCCACGCCTCGTTTGCAAAAGCATTGCTGCCTTCCCATGCGGGCACCGATCTAATGAGGCGCTCAAGGGTTTCAGAGCGGGACAGGCAGGCGTGCTCGGCAATGCTGCAAAGATGGCTGTATGCAGTGTCAGACAGGGTGAAGTGCTTGCGATGCTTGCCGCCCTCATAGGGGCTTCTGGGCATGGTTGATGGTCGTGGTTCAGGCCCACAATAGCGAGCGAGTAGCCTTTCGCAAGCATGGCGGCCATCAGAATGTCTTATGGTTGCCGCTGGTTGCGACTGCTGAACGGAACTGGCATGATGGTGGACGCCGTTCCCATTGCCCATGTCATTCTCAATACTGGACCACCTTGATTCACTTGAGAAAAGCAACGAGCCTGGCAAGTATCAGTGTCCAGCTTGTGGAGGGAATGACTTTACTGTCAACAAAAACACGGGCGGCTATAACTGCTGGCACGATCCATCCCCTGCTCATCGCGCTGAAATTCGCGACACCTTAGCCCCTCTCACTCGTTGGGAGAAACCTTCGCGGGATCCTGGCCGCTATCAGTTTGATTACAGGAATGGCGATGGGAAGGAAGTGGTGAGGGTGCATCGTGATGACACCTCAGGCAGCAAGAAGATTTGGCAAGAATTTCCCACCATTAAAGAAGGCGGCAATCACAAAACTCAACTGCAGGAAGTAAAGGCTGGCATCCTTCCATACAAATATTCGGAAGCCGTTGCTGAAAGTGAAAAGACTGGCCTCCCTGTGTTCATTGTTGAAGGGGAGCTGACTTGTGAGGCTATGTGGGCTATTGGCCTGCCTTGCGTCACTTTCCTGGGCGGAAGCAAGCAGTATCGCACCAACGGCGACTATTCCCATCTATTTAGAAGCGTTCAGGCAGTGCTGTGCCCTGATAGGGACCAGCAGGGCGTGGCTTTCATGGCAGAAGTGGCAGCCGATAATCCTGGCGCACAGTGGCTTTATGCAGATCCTCGCAGTTGGGAATGGGACAATCTTCCAACTGGCAACGGCTATGACATTGCCGACTACATCGAAGAAGGCGCCACTAAAGACGACTTGCTGGCTTCCATTGGAACAAATCGCCACCAACGGCGAGATGGCAAGCCATCGTATGAAGAAATCATTTCCACGATTGAAGGTTTTGTTGGGCTGTATGCCAATGATGCTCGCATTGCTTACGAAGCTTCTGCATGGTTAGAGCAACATGGCGTGAAGATGAGTCAGCAAAATGTTGACAAGATTGTTGAAGAGGCGAAGGGGCGCATCTATGGCAGGGAAGAAATTGAGACCATTGATGCCATGACCATCGCCAATTCAGACAAAGCTAGGGAATGGCTCATTGCAGGCATCATGCCCCTTGGCAGCGTGATGCTCTTGGCGGCATCCGGCGGTACTGGAAAAAGCACTGTTGCTTACAACTGGGCGCTAAACATTGCTCAGGGCCAGCCATGGAGCGGAAGGCGTTGCATGAAAGGCAAAAGCCTCATCATTCAAAGTGACGAACCCTTGGTAGACACCAGCGAGAAACTGGGAGTGATTGGCTATCAAGATGCAGCTTTGGAACCGGGCACCATTTGTTTCTGGGAAAGCTGGCGCTTTGCCCACATGAAACAGCTAGAAGACTATGTGAGAAGGCACCGCCCTTTGTTCGTCACCATTGATAGTCTCACCGCCTGCCTTGCAGGAATGAATGTTGACTTAATCAAGAGCAACGCTGGCGATGTAATTTACGGCCTGCGAGATATTGCTAATACCTATCGCTGTTCAATTCTCATTCTTCACCATTTGAACAAGAGTGGTGGCCTGCGAGATTCGACCAGCTTTGTAGACAACGTTAGTGAAGTGGTGAAACTCACTCGCTCTGAAGGCAACTTTGACCCCAATGAATTCACTCTTGAATGGCTTAAGAGTAGGAGTGGCTTGACGGGCAAGCATTCCCTGCAGCGTGACAGTTTGAACTATGGCTGGCGCTATACAGGCCCCATGGGTGGTTCGTTGGAGGAACTGGATCAGGCGGTCAACACTATCAACATGCGCAAGACTGAGCGTTTTAACAAGCAGCAAGTGGCCTCTTTGGCTGGCAATTGGGACGTGGCAGCTATTGGCAAGATGCTGGAAGTGGCCAGGAGGCAAGGGCTTATCACCAGCAGCTTTCAAGATGGTCCCAATGGAGAAAAGACAAGGATGTATCAATCTTGGGACTACCAGGAGCCGGAGTTCAACTTTGATCCTGCCCCTCAGTCTGCCCCTCAGTCTGCCCCTGAAGAGCCGGAAGAAGAAGACTTTTTCTAGACTGTTTCCATTCCATTGAAAAGACCATGGCCATCATCTGGGATCAATCACCTCAGGCTTCCGAAGAGGAAATTGAAAAGATCATTGAAGAAGCCGAGCAGGATTATGAAGTGAAAGCAGAAGTGGAGGAAAAGGCTAGGCAACTAAAAAGCCCCTTTCGGGGCTTCGGTAATTAAAGGATGGGGCTTCAAGCTTTAATAAGCTTTGCCTCTATTAAAGGCTCCTTACGGAGCCTTTTTATTTGCCTTGTTGGTCTGCCAGCGAAGACGCTCCATCTCTCGGCGCTCGCTTCTGTCCTTGCCATAAAGCCAATCCTGCATGGACTGACCAGGCCTCGGGCCGTTGCGAGGCAGGCGAATGATCTTGCCTTGATCGGGCTCGGAAGGGCTCATTTGAGACGCGTGCGGGGAACAAGGCGAGGATCGCTGTGCTTATAGGTGATAAGCCAATGAGTGATGGCTTCCTTGTCCACCTGCGGCTTGGCACACCACCTTTCCAGCCATTCCTTGGAATGACCATTGGCGCTGAGCCATTCATCCGTGTGAATTTCAGGGGCTATGCCGTAGTCCATTGATTGAGAGGAGAGGACTTCCCAATGCTAGCCCCATCGTCAAATTTCACGTGCCAATAAAAAACTGGCACACTGCTTATTGATTTTCGGAAAAATCTCTTTACTCTGGTTCTCGTAAGGGCTCACTTACGCGCACTTACTGCAGAGAGAGCTTGTGATAAAGCAAAAGCCCTGCAACCCTTTCGCTAGAGCGCCTACGCGCACCAGCGAGCCCCCAGGCGAGCTTTTTCACGGCGCTCTTCTCTTCAATTCCCCTCTAAACTACTGAGGCGAATTTCTTTCTTCATGATCAAACCGCCTTTTCCTCCTGATCGTCTTCCGACTATGGAGCATGCGGGAGTTACTATTGAACCTTTCGTTCACCATGGTTTCTCGCAACCGAATCGTGGCCCCTCTCCTAAATCTCGCACTCTCTATGGTGCTCGTGATATTGCAGGTGAACGCCACTGGCGAGGAAGTTATGAAGAAATCGTCTCTTTAATTGATCGTAACTTTCAAACCCCTGCTCTTGCTAGCGGCCTTGCATCATGACTGACATTGAACAGTTCCTCAAGGAACTAGAAAGCATCAAGGCAAATCAAAAAGCATTGGCTGAAAAGGAAGCGCAATGCAAAGCAGATCTTCTTACGATTATGCAGGAAGATGGCCTTGAAAAAGAAGAAAGCCCTTATGGCACCATTCGCATCCAGCGTCGTTATGAAAAGGACTATGGAAGCGAAATCACAGCGATGGAGAAAGAGCTTAAGGATGCCAAGAAGCTAAAAGACGACCTGGGTGACTATGAAATCCTGGGCTTCAAAGATAGCTTGGTATATACACCTCCCAAAGATTTGTTCTGACAATGGACAAGGATGCCATTGAGCGCCTGATTGACGCAAAAATTCTTGCTCATGAAAGGCGCATTGGTTGGATTAGTGGCATTGCAGGAGTACTCTTCATGGGTGCTCTTTTTCTTTTACAATAAGTCAGCATTTCCTGACGGCCATGAGCCTCACCACTTCCTCTCCATCGCCCTTCCTTTCTCAAGAGGAATGGCAAGAACTGCAAGCATTGCGCAAGGCTATTACAGACAATCCTGCTAGTGTTGCACCATGGAAGCAAGAGCAATTTAGTGCCTTGTTTGCTCGTTCTCTCATGGGGAAAGGTGATCCTTCCTTTGACTAAACATGGCCCGTCCAGATATTTCTTTTGAAAGCACCGAGCAGCAGTTGGAATACAGCCTGAAGGTGCTCACACAAGCAGGCTTCACTCCATTGCAAATTGAACGCATTCGCAATGAAGTGGGTGTTGGTAAAAACAAGATTCCTTACGACAAGGAAAGCACCGGCTGGCGACGCTTCATGGTGCAAGAACTTCTTGCTGCTCGCATGAGCAATAGGCAAATTTCTGAAGTGCTCAATCTGTCCAAGGAAACGGTTAATGCTGATAGGAAGCATAATCGTGACATTTGGACACAAGAAATTCTCAAGAGTCAAGACACCTGGCGGGCGCAATTACTTCGCGAACAGGCAGAGCTTAAAGAGATGGCAGTGCAAGGCTTTCATGCCAGTAAGAAAAAGCGCATTACTACCACCAATGATCGCACTAATGAAACCACCACGAGAACTGAGGAAACGGCTGGAGAAAGTAGCTTTTTGACAGTCGCAAAAGGCTGCCTTGAGCAGCAAGCTAAAATCCTTGGTCTGTTTGACATTAAACCTCAGCAAGAAGAGAAGAGCGGCTACAAGAACTTTTTGGATAGTCTCTCGTCTCAAATTGCCAAGATCAAGGAGGCAGAACAAACAGCTACAGACCGTGCTGTGGCCATTGAAGCCAAGGCAGAATTTGATGAAAATGGCGAACCCACTGGTCAAAGCAGGCCAATGCTTTCAGCATACGTTGAAAACGACGAGGACGATGAAAGCGAAGATGATGAAGAGTAATTTCTTTGTGATGTGCCCCTTGACAATGGCACACCCAACAGGCACACTGGCATTGCCCCTCACTTTCCCATGGACTTTTCTAGCGTTAACGATTTCCTAAAGAAAGCCACCTCAGCCAAGAGCCGAGAGCGCCAAGTGATTGATGACGAACTAGACCCGTTTCTTTCAGACCCGGCCACTTTTGGTGTGACGCCTGAACTGGCAAAGACCATTGATGGCTTGAAGCATAAATATGGCGATGAAGCTTTCCGTCAAATTGGCATCTTCTGCCTAGGAAAATGGCTGGAAGTTCACCAGGAAGTGCTGAACCAGCACATTGAAAACGACGCAATGGATGGAGCGTTGTTGACAATGAATGACATCAGCAAACTGACGCTAACCATTCAAACCGTTGATGGCATTGGCAGTTTTGGTGGTGATGAAGATTGGAAGCGCATGCTGAAAAACAGCGTTGGGCAAGCGTTTCTGGAACACCTTGAAGAAGATGGTCTTGACCCTATGTCCTTTTTTGGCAGGAGGAAATCATGATCAACAGCAACGTGATGGACACTTACGCCATCTACTTTGAAGACGGTGATCAGTTTTCACTGACGGCCAAAGATAGCTTCTATGCTCATCGAATTGCCTTGTCACTTGCGCCTAATAAGAAGGTGGTCAAGATAGAAAAGCTTGGGCGACAAGAGGATGGTGAACCATGACTTCCCCATCGCTCCCTCCCATGATTAGCCTTTGCATTCCACCAGTGCTCAAGGCTGAAGCAGAACGCTTGGCCGCTGAAGAGCCATCAGTGCATCCAGCATGGAGCAAGATTTCAGCACGAGGTAAGCACTTTGTTCTTCGCACTTCCTCCATTGAAGACATTGAGGAAGTGGCTGATTGGGCGCGATCATGGCTGACAGAGCCTGCAGAGCCCCTAGACAAGGCTCGTAGGCAGGCTTTTCAGAACGTTGTAGAGCGAGCAGGGCGCCATGTGCATTTGGCTCCCATTGGCTCTTGTCACTTCCTGGCGACTGGCTGGAAGCGCAAGGAAGGCCGATAACACATAAGCACAAGTGATGGCTCTGGGGATTGACAGGGCCTGGGGCTAGGAGGCAGTATTGGCAAGTGTTCTTCACCACCACCATGACCACCATCATTGATCAGCGAGCTTACGGCACCAACGCCTTTGTCAAGTATGACTACGGCATGCAAATTGTCATGAACGCAGGATCTCCTTGCGTGGAATGGAGCTTTCACGTAAAAGATTTGCAGAAATGGCTTACCACCTTGGAAGAAACCATGGTGAGAGAAGAGAATGCTGGCAATCGTCGTGATCTGGAAAGCATGTATTTCAGCCTTAAGGCTGCTCATAATCGCCACTTGGAGCAGCATAAGGAGATTGTTACTGAAGCGCCCACGGCTGATGATCTTCTGGCTTACTTGGCTGACTACGCTGCTGCAGTGGGAGAAAACAGAGCATGATGTCCCTACTTATTTGGCTGCTGATGGGTGCCACGGCTGCGCTGGCGATTGTTAACCAGCCTTGGCTAGCGCTGATGACTCTGGCGCTTTGTTTCACGCTGAGGTGCTGTTGTGACTGATTCGATTACCCCACCACCAGAGCTGGTAAGGCGTTGGATTCTTGAAAGCGACATTCTGGGTGAGGATATGTACGAAGGGATCGCCACCAGCGCCGCCCAATGGGGCGCAGACCAGGAGCTGGAGGCGTGCTGTGAGTGGTTAGAGAACCAGCCTCAGTGGATGGAAGATCTCCGCGCCGCCCGCCGCCCCAAGCCGCCGAGCTTGAAGGAGCAGGCGCTGGACTCACTTCGAAAAATTGAAGACAATAACGCTACTTACTTGGACGCGGATATTATCCGTCGCGCACTGGAAGCGCTACCTGAATGAAGCCAGAGCATAAACGGGCTCTCCGTTGCTTTCTTCTTGAGAAACTCCGCGAGGTGACGTGTCTCCAGTTAAGCGAACTAACCGAAACTCATGATTGCCAGCCGTTTGATATGGCTGAACAATTTGAGATTGAGGTTGGACGTATTGAAAAACTCTTTTGTTATCCGCACTACGATGACTAAACCTCTCTCCCCCGCCGCGCAAGCGGTGCTAGATGGATTTCGCGCTGTGCCAACTCTTATGGATGGACCGTCTATTGCCGCCGCCCTGCGAGCTGCTGCGGATCAGGTGGTGCCGCTTCACATCTGTGGCACTAACGCGACCCGTGCTCAAACCCGCCTTGGAATACGCCACAAACTGCTCGCCATCGCCGCCGAGCTGGAGGGTGGCAATGACTGACTTTCGTGCGCTGTGCGCTGAGCTGGCGAAACAACTAGAGGGATGGCAGTGCTATGCAAGCCCGGATGGCCCCAACGCTGAGGTGCTGGCCCGCGCCCGCGCCGCCCTGGCCCAGCCCGAGCCGCAGGGGCCGACGGATGAGGAGCTGCTGCGCTGTTATGGCCTCGCTAAGCGCGACCACTGCTACGAGGGGCCGATTGATGACTGGCCCAAACGAGCTGAACGGGCAGCGACTGTTCACGGCCTCCATGCCGTCCTCACCCGCTGGGGCCGCCCCGCCATCGAGCCGGTGCCTGGGGTGGAGGGTGCCGATGCTTAACGCCCTGCTCACCCTCGCCCTGCTGCTTGCCCTTGGCGTAGCGGTTGAACTGTGCATCAAGGTGGCCTTCGTGTGCCTGCTGCCGTTGCTGCTGAGGATGTCCAAGTGACCCAAGAGCCTGATTTTCGCGCATTATGTGCCAAACTCATGGACCGATGGACCAAAGGGAAAGACTACTGGTCTGTCCTAGCTCAAATCCAAAGCGCACTAGCTTATGATCCTCGTAACGACGACGACTACGACTCCTACGAATACGCTACAGAACCTATTCCCCATGACACAACATGGGCGAAAACAACCCCCCCTGACGATGGAGGAATGGAAGGAACTGTATGAATGGTACGTTTACATTCTGTATCGAAACGCTGTTGACTATTAACCAAGGGCCGTAAGGCCCTTTTTTCTTGCCTAATCACACCCCGCCTATTGCAAGACAAAAGAAAAGAGGAGCTTTCGCTTTGCAAGACAAAAGAAAAGAGGAGCTTTCGCTCCTCCTTCTTTACAAGCCTCCGATGAGCTTCTTTTCTTGGCGCATCTTCAACCAAGAGAATGGAAACCTCACTCGCCCAATGCGCGATGGAGGCCCTTGCGGAATCCTCCTTTCCATTCAAACCCGTCCACCCTCACGGCTCAAAGAGGAGGTTGTTACGCCTCAGGACCGACTTGCCTGGAAAGCATAGCACCTCCTGCGTTGAAACAGGCCATTGGCAATGGAAGGGAGAAATGTGGTACGGTGAACACTGTCAGGAGGCGACTCCCTGACCCTCGCTATTTACTTCTTTTTACAAAATGCTTCGTTTCTTTTCCATTGCTTCCATTGCTCTCAGCGCCTTGGCGCCCCTTGCAGTGGAGGCTAAATCCTCGTGCGGACTTGCCTCTCACTATGGTCGTGGAGATGGCTTCGCTTGGCGCACAATGGCCAACGGCCAGCCCATGAATCCAAACGCTCTAACCACTGCCCATCGCACGCTGCCACTTGGCTCTAGGATCATCGTCACAAATCCGGCCAATGGGAAAAGCGTGAGGGTGACAGTTACGGACAGAGGTCCGTTCCACGGCGATAGGCGGCTCGATCTCAGCCATGGCGCCTTTAGTCATGTGGCGGAAGCCTCACAAGGTGTTGCTAGGCTTTGCTTCTCGTTGGCATAATTCGCGAGAGCACGGAATCCCGAGCGCTTCGTAAGAGGCGCTTTTTTATGACACGACTAGCTTTGTAATAGTTCTTCACGAACCTTGCGGGATCCGGCTGGTCGTGTAATGTGCTCTCGTCGCCTCGCTTTCGATGAAGAACCTTCCTTCCATTGTTTCTTTCTTCTCTATTTCCTGCGGCATGAGTATGCTCACTCTGGCCGCATTGGTGCATACGCCCGAGCCGCAAGATAGCCCGGCAATGCTTCGCCAGTGCCTAAACATTCACCCTGAGCGTTACTGCCGCCTCACTTACGCTCCGTCTACAGTGAAGGCAATGGAAAGTAGGTGATGTTTGAGCCTGGCACAATTGTTGACCTCAACGACCACATCTTTGGCTGGAGAGGACAATATAAAGTGCTCCCTAAGAAGGCAGAAACCTCCCTGGTCAAGATTAAGAATCTGGGGACAAACAGTGAGCAGTTTGTCAGTGCTGACAGGCTTCGCAGGAGTCGCTTGTCACAATTCTTCATCAAGGGCCTTGCACCCAAGCGATAAGCAGCGCTGATGGTTCAGGGGCTTGACCGGGGCTCCGTCCATGGGCATTATGGCTTCAACGAGGCGCGAGCCTCTCATTCCTTCCTTCCCATGACCACCTACCTCATCGGCTACGCAACCAAAACCCCCATCGTGCGCGGCTTCCTTCGCCACGCTGGCAGCAGCATCGTCAGCGTGGAATTTGTCAAGGCTGACGGCAGCCTCCGCAAGATCCAATTCAATCCTTGCGACCGCCAGGAAATCAAAGGCACTGGCAAGCCCTCTACCAATACTTCCATCGTTCGCTGCCGCGACTTTGCAGTGGCCCGCAAGGATGGGCAGGGCGCTTGGCGCTCCTTTGACTGCGAGCGTGTGGTGAGCATCACTGCCAAAGGCGAGACGCTGGTGCTGGCCTGATCGTTTGTAAACAATTGTGACGGGGGCCAATCCAGGCCCCTCTCTCCTGTATTGTTCTCTCACGAGGCGCGAGCCTCTCCCTTCCTTTCCCTCCCATGGCAACCATTCCCACTGTCCACCTCAACGGCACCGGCTTCACCGATCTGCGCGATGGCTACGCTGCTGCGTACGATGCCATCGACAAGGCCATTGACGCCCTGGCGAAAGCCGAGCTCAATGGGAGGGATTTCTATCCGCAGGGCCCTGATGCCTACTATCACGCTCGCAAGGAGCGCGATCAGGCCTTTTACCGCCTGCATGCTGTTCACGACTACGTGGGCGAGATGCTGGCTGGCATTTGTGATCAGCAGCGCTGAAGCGCCAAAGCGTGAAGTTTTGTAACGGGGCTTGACCTCAGGCCCCAAATGAACTAACTTTTCTTTCGTCAGTCAACTTTCCTCTCAAAGCCATGAGCCACCAATTCACCTCCGGCGTGTTCTTCAATAACGAGCCCGCCTGGCACAAGCTTGGCACCGTCCTCGACGGCACCCAGCCCGCCCGTGAAGCTTTCGCCACTGCCAATGCCTCCTGGGAAACCATCAGCACTCCCGTGTTTGATCCCACTGGTGAGCCCATCCCTGGCTACCAGGCCATCACTCGCGGCGACACTGGCAACGTGCTCTCCATCCAAAGCGAAAGCTATGCCATCGTTCAAAACGAACAGCTCATTCGCGTGGCAGAAGCCCTGCATGAAGATGCAACGATGGATGCCGTAGTAGTGCTCAACGAAGGGCGCAAGGTGGCATTCACCGCCAAGGTGAACAATTCCGAAGCTGATGTGCTCCCTGGTGACACCATCCACCAGTACCTTGTTGGTTGCACTTCTCACGATGGCACTATTGCTTTCCAGGTGATGTTCAGCCCCATTCGTGTAGTGTGTCAGAACACGCTTTCCTATGCTCTGGGCCGTGCTGCTGCTGGTGCATCCACCAAGAAGATGCGCATTCGCCATACCAAGAACGCCAACGCTCTCATTGATCACCTCCCCTCGATCATTGATATGCAGCGCCAGCAGTTCACTGCGGGCATTGATGAACTGAAAGCAATGGCCGCCAAGCCCTGCACTTCCGCTCTGTTCCGTCAGTATTGCGAAAGCGTGTTTGCCGATCAACTGGTGGGCATGACCAATGACAAGCGGGGCGACAAAAGCACTGCCCGCTCCAAGAAGCTGGAAGACCTCACTGCCTGGGACAGTGTGGCCAACAAATTCCATGGGGAAGGCATTGGCTTTGATATTCCCGGTGTGCAGGGCACCATGTGGGGCGCCTATCAAGCCATCACGGAGTATTTCTCGCACGATGCAGGCCGTGCCGTGGATTCCATTGATGCTGCCCGCCAGCGTCTAGAGAGCCTCTACTGGGGCACTGGTGCTGCCACCATCGCCAAGGCCCACTCCCTGGCTCTGGTCTGAGCATTGCAATGGAGGGAAATGGGGCTGGGGGCTTGCGCTCCTGGCCCTTTTCGCTTACTGTTCTTTCAACGAGGCGCGAGCCTCACCGCCTTTCACTCCATGGACATCTCCGTCAACTACACCTCTCCCTGGGACAAGCGCTACTGGGCCAAAGACTACGCCGATGAGGCCCTGCGTATCCTCGTCTCCTCTGGTCGCTGGCCCGCAGGCTCTCTGGTGGTTGAGCACACCGACCCTGCCAGCCCCACCCATTGGCGCGTGGTGTCCGTCACGGGCATTCAGCAGCCGGGCTGGTGAATTTGGCCCAATGGCTTGACGCCTGTCCCGTTTGAGCTTATTGTTTTTTTCAACGGGCCGCGAGGCCCTCCTCACTTCCAGCCATGACCCGCATCAACCACACCGTTGAACAACTCACCACTGCTGATGCCTACACCGTCTTCAGCGGCCTCAACACCATCCGCATGACCGTCACAGTGCCCGATTGGCACGAGCCTTTCCCTAGTCAGAAGCGCATGGGTGCTGCCAATCCCCGCACGTTGGAAATGACCGGCCTGCTGCACGTAAGCCGCACTTGGTATCTCAATGGCCCTGTGATGGATCAGTGGACCATCTCCACGCTCAACGGCCCCGTGCATGTGCCTGCTGGCACTCGCATTGAGACAGAGGAGCTTCCCGAAGTGTGGGAGGCCAATTCCAAGCCCAGCAGCCCTGGCAAGAAGGAGTGGTACGCCTATACCAATGGCCGCACTGCCTTCTGTTAAGCATTGTTACAGGCCCCTTTCCAGGGGCCTTTTCGTTCTATTGTCTGTTCAACGAGGCGCGAGCCTCTCTCTTCCTTCTTCCCATGACCTCCTCCTTCATCCAAGACCAGCTCATTTCCATGGTCGCCCGCTTCATCTGCGAAGCCAAGGCTGGTGACATGCTCATGCTTCCTGCCATGGCAGCCCTCCACAAGCGTGAAGATGGCCGCATCTGCATGAGCCGCCAAGGAAGCCTGCCCACCCCTCTGTGGGAGCCCCTGAGCCACGATATTGTTGCCACCATTGTTCGGTGGAGCAAAGAAGACCTCCAGGCCGCCTGAGCGGCCTCCGCACCCTCCGAACCCTCCGCAGCCTCCCTAGAACCATGCAAGACACCATCAACATCCTGGCCATCAGCAACAAAGGCCGTAGCCGCATTGGCACCACCATCACCACTGCCATTGTTGAGCAGAATTTCCACGACAAGCTTTTCATTGTCCTTCCGCAGTTCAATCAATGCCGATGGATTAAAAGGAACAATGATCCCGACTTTCGCATTATCCCTGAGGATTGATCATGCCTTACTCTCTCGTTCTTGATGATGAATGGGGCATTCCATTCACTGCTAAAACCTTCGCTTCTATTGAAGAAGTGCAAGATGAAATTAAGACAATGGACGAAGCATTGGACGATGCAGGACTAAGCGCCGCTCATGACATTCGTTGCATTATTGACCAGCTCAAAGAAATTATCGAGGCCGAAAAAGCCTGAAACCCATGCACACCATTCGCAACTACAACAGCAACGGGCCCTACTTCCCCTCCACTCAGGAAGTGTACCAAGCAGCCCGTCTCCGAGAATTGATCATGCACGTCAGAGTGTGCATGCAAGATGGAGACTACCAAATTGGCGTGTTTGATGATGATGGTCAATGCAAAGGCATTTGGACTGATGAAGCAGAGCCTGAGCCTGATGGTGAAGGAGGCATGGTTCTAGGAAGGCCCGCTTATGTGCTGTATCGCCCTGGTGACATCCCTGCAGGCTTGTGGAACCTAATGCTTTCTAAGTTCAAGAGGGTTCGATGATTCTCGTAGATTTCTTCTCTGAAGAGGCCTGCAAGGGCACGGAGCTCGTAGAGGGCTGGTACTGGTATGAAGACGATGGGGAAGAAGTGGGAGGGCCGTACAGAGATGAAAAAACCGCCATCGCGGCGGCTCAATCAGGGCTTAAATGGTGATGATGGGGACTTGCTGGAAAGCGGTAATGGGACTTGCGGAAAAGCGGTAATAGGCAGGCCTCAAAAAAATTTGGGACTAAGGAGAATGCGGTAATAGGGGGCATCCTCCCACCCCCACTTTCCGGCGCTTTTATGCTCCTAGGCGCATAATGCTCTTATGCGGCTATGCGCATACAGACATAACAGTACAAGCGTACTACTATGCGGCTATGCGGCTATGCGCATACAAGCATAACAGTACAAACGTACTACTATGCGGCTATGCGCATACAGGCATAGTAGTACAAACGTACTACTATCAGCCTATTGATAAGCTCAGCTTATCATTCTGAGCCAAACTATCAGCATCCCTTATCGTATCAGGCATTTTGATCATGCCAGGCCAAATAATTAGCTTAGCTTATCAGTGCCCGACTAGTACGCTTGCACTTGTGCCAATTGGCGGATTGGCACAATCCCTGGATTCCGACCGGCTTGCCGTAGTATTACGAAACGTGACAATCGCTTGCCCACGGCAGTGCATTATCACGATACCGTTATGTCTTGTATTTTCTACCCTTAGGAGGAGCGCAGTTCTCTACCCTTAGGAGGAGCGCAGTTCTCTACCCTTAGGAGGAGCGCAGTTCTCTACCCTTAGGAGGAGCGCAGTTCTCTACCCTTAGGAGGAGCGCAGTTCTCTACCCTTAGGAGGAGCGCAGTTCTCTACCCTTAGGTGCGCTAGGTGCGGGCCCATTGGGTTAAGTGGTGCGCAGTGGAGCGATGACGCCAAACCCAAATCATCGCGCGTTTGTTGTTACCGACCGGCAAGCTTGCCCATAATTCCGCACGGTGACCGCTGACAGTTTCCCACCGTTTCGTTGTACCTACTAGCGAGACTTGCCGCGTTGTTAGCGTCACTATCACTCGCACGGTTGCTCTATTGCGCCACGGGAGCGGAGCGGAGCGGAGCATGTGAACAGCAAAAGTAGCGGCCCCTACCATATGGGCGCCCATAGCGTCAACGCAACGTCGCGCCTAGGTGGACAGATAAAACATCGGCCACCCTGACGCATCGTTGGCGGTTTTTGCGGCATTATTAGCCCATCGGCGCCGAAGGCGTCGGTGCACCTTGAAAACCGAAGAGGCAAGGCGGGGCGGGCGCTACGGGCGCCCACCAGCGGGCTAGGTGTCGGGAGGGATCCCACCAGCCACAACGGCGAGTCGCAGCGCCAACCGCAGCCACCAGCGCCCCATATGGGCGCCCACCAGCCACGTGCCGTAGCGATACGGCAATTTTTCACTCTACTTTCTGCTGTTCATTCTCACAAAAACCAATGCAAAACGTTCTGAATTCGCGCGCACAACTTCCTGCAAATTTGCGCGCATTTTGCAAAAAACATAACCTTAGCCATCGCACGCTTTTAAGCATCAATCCGAAAACTGAAAAAAGCATTGAAGAGACCAGAATTCTGCATTTTGCACCTAGCATTATCAGCGGGCAAAATGTTTGCGCCAATGCTGGCAATTGCGCCAAAATTTGCCTGCATTTTGCCGGGATACCCTACCTAATGGGAGGCAAAAAAACCGCGAGAATCCGCCGGACTCTAGCCTTTTTTGATCACACGCAAAACTTCCTAGAACTTACTGCCACCGCTATTTTGTACAATAAAAGCCTATTGAATGTTGGTGAGTTGTTGGCCATTAGGCTAAACGGCACTTCTGATATTTTGTGGGAGACTTTAGAGTTTACGGTTAGCCCTGAACTCTCGCAATTCTGGCGCGTTAAGTTTGGCGTTTATATTGTGCCAACAACTTACCCTAGCATTGTTCACTT